TCAATATTGACATTCATTTGTGGTTTATTGTTCATTGTTTTCTTTTTTATGTTTTTTCCAATCTAAATAAAATCCGGTAGCAACTAATATGTTCATACCAAAAGACGCTATTATTTCTTTAATATCATCATACACATTCATAGTTAGATGAATATGTCCTACTGCCCAAAATGGAATAGATAAATTACTAGCCACCCACATTATGAAAAATAGGACAAATTTCCTCATATAACTCTTTTACTTGAAATTAACTTAAATAGTTTGAAAGATTTTTTGCTGCTAAAGCTGCTTCATTTAAGTTTTCAATTGTTTTTTTTCCTTTTAACTTAAAGGGAATATACCTACTAATACCGTCTCTACGAATATCTTCTGCCCACCATGTATCTCCTTCTGACTCTGCTTCATCAATTCCCTTATTATATTCTTCTACCCAACTACCCCACTGTTCTGGAGTGTAGTCTTCTTTATTTGGTTCATAATTTTTATCAAATAATCTATCTCCTATTTTAAATATTTGGGCTCCTCTATGTGTATATCCACAATATCCTTCTAATTCTCCATCTTCATTATATGATTCTGCTACCCCATGAGGATAAGGCTCATATACTTTCAGTTTATGTTTTTTATACCATTCCGCCCTATCAAAAGCACCAATATACTCACCTCCTTGGCTCATAAATGAATTTTCTAATACACCATGGGAAATGATATCATCTTCATTAGAAGGTTTTATTCTACTAGTAAATGAACCTTCTGTTCCTTTAACAACCCACCATTCATGAATTCCAATTTTACCCCCAGTAATTTTTTCAATAATAGCTACTTCTTCAAAAGAAGGTGATTTTTTTCCGATACTTTTTTCCATATTATTCTTATTTATATTCCCAAATATACGACTGAGAGGTGTATTTTCCAAATTTACTTTTATCTCTTTGACGAGAAATATTTTTAGCATTATTTCTACAACAATTATTTATAGCTGTATAATTTAAGTTTAGTTCTTGGGATGCTTGTTTTCCACTATTCCATTCTTTAATTATATTACCTTCTAAATCCTTTTGGAGAACTTTTCTACCAAAAGATTCTGTTGAAGATTTACTTAAATTTTTCTTCCATTCTTCTGTTTTAGAATGCCCTAACATAGCATCACTAATAGCTTGTTTATGTTCTTTACTTAAAGGAATATCTTTATGTGCCATAGACATTTTTTGTTTTGTTTCTTCAGTAATTGGATCAAATTTTCTTCCTTCCCAAGACCCAAATGCTTTATTGGTTCTATTATAAAATTCTTTATTATTTTTGACATCATAATAATTTAACCAATATTCTTCTCTTTTCCAAAGTTCTTCTTTATTATTACAAACTTCTAAAATAGTTTTTTTAAAGTTTTCAGCACCATATTTTTTAATAGCCTTTTTTAAATCTAAACCACTTCCTAAATATTTGGGATTATTTTGTACATCTTTTCCTAAATATTTTTTACCGTTTATTTTATTTGTAGTTAAATATATTACCATAATGAGTTATTTCCTTATCTATTATAAATATTATCAAAATAGATAAAGAAATAATCTTTTACAAAATTCTTTTTGGAAGAATTAAAGATAAAATCCTACTAATAAGAGCAGCACAATTGATTTCTTTATCGATCCTGAAGTTAGAATGATATTGATACTCTTCAATATAAATTACTACTTCACCAACACTTAATGGAGCATATTTTTCTACATTGTCATATAAGTATCTAAATAAGTCCTCATAATCACTCACATTTGAATCAGCAATTATTTGTCTAATGTTATTAAACGACTTTGTTGTGGGTTTGCATAATTCCATGAGTACTTTATTTTTGTAGTTATTAGACACTAATATGCTTTTATCTACAGTGATTTCAGTACCATTAACACTCATTTGTAGTGTGTTAAGCATTTTACGAATATCAGGATAATGTTGATTAATAACTAATTTTAAATCATCAGCACTACACTCAACTTCCTCTTTTTTAAGAATATTCATAATATGGAAAGCAACCTCATTTTTAGATGGAGGAACAATCTTTAGTACTTGACAACGTGATTGTAAAGGATCAATAATACGTTCAATATAGTTACAAGTTAAAATAAAACGAGTTGAGCGAGAATAAGTTTCAATTACATTTCGAAGTGCTGCTTGACCCTGGATTGTAATAAAATCTGCTTCATCTAAAATGACTACTTTAAATGGTTTAAATGAGGCAACAGAAGCAAAACTTTTAACTTTTTCTCTAATTGTATCAACTCCATTTTCATCACTAGCATTAATATAAATGTAATCACAATCTAAATTATTAATAATAAGTTTAGCTAATGTTGTTTTTCCACATCCTGGAGGCCCATAGAATAGGAAATTTTGAATATCGTTTTGATCTAAATATTTTTGGATTGTGGTTTTAATTTGTTCATTACCTACATAATCTTCTAAAATATTAGGTCTAAATTTTTCAACCCAAAGTGTGTGTTCTCTTTTACTCATGTATTAAATATATAAATTATTCTTTATATTTCCAAATATACCCACCAGATGATTTATATATTTGATTTTTATATCCACTAGCCACTTCAAATATATTTTTAGCTCCTGTTATTTTTTTAGCCTCATTTAAAGATTCGTACTCAGCTATAAAATTACCCTTTTTATCAAATTGTAGAACTGGTTTGCCCCATGTTATTTCTCTTCCTATTAAAGATTTACTTATTTTTTCTTTGGTTTCTTTACTTAGTTGCCTTTCTTTTCGAGTACATTTACCTTTTCTATCTTCTGATAGCTTTTTCTTGAATTCTTCAGTATGGGTATAACCTATACTTCCTTCACCTCCTGAGCTTCTATTTACTAAAGTACCTCCTTCATCAATTTGTCTTCTACCTAACTCAGCGATTAAATTAATTTCTATTTTTTCTGCTTGTTTTCGAGTTAAATTTTCAACTATTAATTCTACTTCAAAACCATATTTACTAACATAATTACTCCAAAATTTATTTCTTCCAGCCCATTGGTTCCAAGCTCTATTACCTTTACCTATACCAACATAAAATACTTCTTTAGTGTTTGGATTAAGATGAGTATAAACATAATATTCATTCATAGTTATAAATATTATGGTCCTGCTTAAAGAAACACGCTAGACCTTATTATAAAGTGTAATCTCCGTAAATTGAATATTTTTTAGGTTCTGGTTCTTGAACTTCTACTTCGTTACTAACAATAGCATAAAGTCTACCTGAAATTAAATCTAATCTAAAAGCTTGTGGCTTAATAGTAGCTTTTTGATACCATGCTTCTAAAGCATCTGTTAATGAAGGTTGAATTTTTTCAGTACCATGTACTTTCCAATTATCACCTGGAGATTGACGAATTGCTACCTCGATTAATTTTTCTTGAATTTCTGTTTTGCTCATAACTTGATTTGGTTTTGAAAATAAGGAATTAAATCATCAATAGGATAGTTTATGTAGGTATGATCCGCTGCGGCCATACCTACATAAATCCTATCAGTACCAGGAACAAAATATAATGTTTTGACAGTAAGTAATTTACCATCAATATTAATAAGTTTTCCAATTAATGATACTGCGTCTTGCATATTTGCTAAATTTACATCATTCCCATCATATCGCCAAACCCACCTTGAGAATCTTTCTTCTCTTCAGGTTTGTCAACTACAACAGCTTCTGTCAATAGAATAGTACCCGCTACTGAAGCTGCATTTTCAAGTGCTGTACGAGTCACTTTAGCAGGATCAATAATACCAGCATCTTTCATATCAACAAAATCCTCAGCTTTTAAATCCCAACCATACCAATAATCACCTCCGGTTACAGCATTAATAGCATTGTAAATATCTTCTTGCTCATAACCAGCGTTTGATAAAATTTTCTTAAATGGAGCAGCACAAGCATTATAAACAATTTGAGAACCAATATCATTAATTTCAATACTGTTACGAGCATGCAATAATACAGATCCACCACCTGGTACAATACCTTCTTCCAAAGCGGCTTTAGTTGCTTGAAGTGCATCATCTACACGATCTTTTTTCTCACGCATTTCAGATTCAGTAAATCCACCTACATGTACAATTGCTACACCACCAATAAACTTAGCTAAACGTTCTTGCAATTTTTCTTTCTCATATGGTGAAGTTGATTTTTCAATTTGAATTTGAAGTTCTTCAATACGGTTAGTGATTTTATCTGGATCACCTTTACCATCAACTAAAGTAGTAGTGTCTTTATTAACTGTAACTACTCTAGCTTCACCAAACCAATCCCAACTAAATTTATCAAGTTTCATACCTTTTTCAGTACTAAACACTTGACCACCAGTCATAATAGCAATATCCTCAAGCAACAATTTACGACGGTCACCAAAATCAGGAGCTTTAACAGCTACAACTTTCAAAATACCTCTAGCTTTGTTAACAATCAAAGTAGCGAGTGCTTCACCTTCTACATCCTCAGCAATAATCAACAATGATTTATTTTGAGCTGATACTGCTTCTAGAATAGGCAACAATTCTTTTACTTGAGTAAATTTCTTATCAGCAATCAAAATCAAAGCATCTTGAATACTTGTACTCATAGTATTATTATCAGTAACAAAATAAGGTGATTTGTAACCTCTTTCAAACTGCATACCTTCTACTGTTTCAAGATATGTTTCACCGTTTTTAGATTCTTCAATAAACACTACACCCTCACGACCTACTTTCTGCATTGCAGTAGCAATCAATTCACCTACTTCAGGATCATTATTCGCTGAAATAGTGGCAACTTGTTTAAGTTGGTCTTCACTTGAAATGTCTTCTTTAATGTCTGTACGGATAAAATCAACAACTTGTTTAATTGTTTTATCAATACTACGTTTAATTTCTACAGCGTTAGCTCCATTATTTAAATGTGTTAAACCTTGTTTAACCATTTCTTGAGCCAACAAAGTAGATGTTGTAGTACCATCACCAGCATGGTCAGCAGTTTTAATAGCTGCTTGTTTAACTAGTTGAACACCCAATTCTTCAATTGGATCTTCCAATGTAATTGAACGCGCTACAGTTACTCCATCTTTTGTTGATTGAGGAACACCTTGGTTAGCAATAACAACGTTACGTCCATTAGGACCTAAAGTTGCTGTAACAGCATCTGCTAATTTATCTACACCAGCAGATAATTTTTTACGGGCCTCAGGGCCAAACTCTATAACTTTACTCATATCTTATTTGTTTACTTTTCCTAATACTTGATTTTCAGGACCAATCCAATATTCTTCACCTTCAAATTCTAGTTTGCTAAAACCCATTGTTGGCAAAATAATAGTGTCTCCTTCTTTAAGAACAGTTTCAATCCAAGTTCCAGTTAATGAATAATAACCTTTACCTACTGCTACTACTTCTCCAAGTTTGTTTTTTTCATTTCCCAAATCGGGAACAATAATTCCACCATATGAGGTTTCTTCAGCCTCTATTGGTTTTACGATAACTGCGTTGTATAATGCTTCTAGTTTCATATTCCTGTGTTTGTTAATTCTTTAATTGTGTTTTCCATTTGTTTATATGTTTCCAAGTACTCAGTAATTGAATTATAGTTTTTCTTATCATTAGTCTTATTTCTAGCAATTGCTTTTAGACATTGACCAAAATTACTATAATGACCTAAAGGTTTAACATAGTCTTTACCTGGCTTATTGGCTTCAGTGTAACGGATGTCAGGTGTTACTGTCTCATAAACTGTATAACAGTGAGTGTCTTTACCAATAAAATAAGGTTCAATTTTAATGTCCCTGATAAATGTTGTTGATGATGATTCTTCTTTTTCTTTTGTAGCCATAACGTTTATTTATTTAAATATAACATTTTTTTATTAATTTTCCAAGTGTTCTTCAATAAGTGGTTGCTCATCTTCTATAATTTGAGCTTCTTCTACTATTCTAACAAACCAATATAAACCATTTTTCCTAAACACATTAGTTGAATTAGATGATATTCTAAAAACTTCAGTATCAATTCCTGTATGTTCGGGAATAGTTCTTATTATTTGGTATAGATCATCTTTAATAGTTATAAATTGAGGATTCATTAATTTTCTTTTTGGATTATATAATACTCACTTCTTAGATTTCCACTACTAAACTCAAGTTTCATAACACCATCTAAATTAATACTCATTTTACCTCCAGCTACATCTTTATTACAATACATAATTTCTTTAACTGTATCTGAATAGTAATGTGCTTGGAAGTTGTTAGGTAAATTATGGGTTTGAATATCAGACAAATAAAATGATACTTTATTTGAATATTCAATATTACCTCCAAATTGCATTTCTAATTGTAAATCACCATCATCATTAGTAAATGGTTTAAATACAACTGTATCACTATCCGCTAAGGCAGATTTAGCTTTTACAATAGCATTAATACTTTCATTATCTAAATCAGCAGTAATATTATAAACTCCATCACCAATGTATTCTCCTGCTTTAGGAATAATCATAGTATCAGCTAAGGCATAATTAAGAGTAAACTGATTATCTGCGATTATTAATTTTGTGATTAGTTTATGTTGTTTAACATATTCTAAATTTAGATAACCATTTGTAATATTAATTAATTTGTTTAATTGAGAAGTACTACTAATTCCAATAGTTGAATCTTCTAAATCAACACCATCATAAGTTACACTTCCAATCATGGTATTGTTAGAAGTTGTAAATTTGATAATAAGTTTTTTGTCTTTAATTTCCCATTTAACAGCTTCATTTAAACCATTCAAATGATACTTGGAAATAATAGATACTAGATCTGCTTTATTAATCATAACTTGTTTATTATATATATTTAAAATTTAAAAAATTTACTAATGTTTGTATTAAGAACTAAAGCTCCCCATCCTAAATCTGAATATAATGATTCTAATTTGTTTTTCATAACACTATCAAACAAACCATCTCTATCAATATACTTTTCAGCAAATTCTAAAAGTTCAGGAGCATCATCATAACCATTTAAAGCCATAACATCTATTCGATAAGGATTAGGTTTTAAATAAACAATATAAATTTTATCACCTACTTGAGGTACAGGATATTTTTTATCCAAACCTCTAAACCTTAAAATATCACCTGTGTATATAGCAGCTTTAGTATTGATAGGACATTTATTACCTAATTTAGAAAATATTTCACCTGCTCTAGGTTCACTTGCTAAATACTCTTTCATTTTCTTTAGTCCAGTAGGTTTTAATATTTTTTTCCAATCAATTGTTCTTATTGATGTTCTAAAGTCAAGAATTTGTTTATCAATGTCTTGTTTTGGTTTACCAAACATAATTTCATTGATAATATGTTCTCCAAAATTCCTAAACAAAGGTGGAAAATTTGATTTCATCAAATCTAATCCTTTAACATCCAATTCATCTACTGGTACTCCTTCTTTGTTAACAATATGTTGGGCGTATCTCCTCTTACCTGCAAAATAACCTCTATCAAGTACAACTTCTTGTTTTAGTTCAAAATAATGAAGTCCATCATCTCCTAAATTAAAAGCACTTCTAGCAAACTCACCAATAAATTTATTAGCCATTGATTGTAATTCAGTAGCAATTACTAATATTTTATTAATTACATCTTCCCTATTACTAAAATCAATATTTGGATGTCTTGCTATTAATAGATCTTTACATTGGATAAACAATGAATCTGTATCACTAGTAACAATATAATCTTTATGAGTTTCATTACCTAATTCTTTATTTAGATATTCATTCATATTCCTAATACTTTCTTGTAATAGTCTTTGACCTGTTAAAGTAATAGCTTTACTAATAAATTTATTTCCATCAGTATACCTCCAACCGTTAATAGCAAATACACCATAAACATCATTCAATTTAATTTTATAAGCATGTTGTCGTCTATCATAAAAGGCGCCCATAACAGGATCATTATCTACCTTATATGCTTTCTTCATCAACTTCTTATATTCTTGTCTTTTAGCAAACCAGTCAGATAAAATTTCACAAACAACACTTGATTTATCTTTACGAAACATTACTCCAGGAGCAGAAATAATTAAATCATTAGTTTCAATAATATTAATTAAGTCTTTAACTTTAATTTCAGTTCTAGACAATCTTCTATCTTTCCTAACTTTTTCAATATAAATTATTTTATCAGGATCTAAAGATTTAAGTTCATTTAAAGACCATTGATTATCGTATTTATCTTTATTGACAACACGTCCTACCAATGTTTCAATACCCATGTTAAGTGAGCGGATAATAGACGGATATAGTGAGGTAAAATCCAAATCAATAACCCATTCATACAAACCAGGTGTAGGATCTTTTAAATAACCTCCAGCATATTCCTCTTGTAATGTTTTTAATGCTGGATTGTAAGTAGTTGGTTTATTAGGTGAAACTATTCCTTTACGTTTTAAATAAGTTAAAATAGCACCCTCATTTAACATTGTGGAGAAATAAATTGCCTCATAATCAGTATGACATAGATGACAAATTGTAACCGTTAGTTCAATAAATTTCATTCTGTTCTCTAACTCAACAATAATTTCTACATCTCGTAAGTTATACTCAATAAACTTATCTACATCCTCAGCAAATAATTTATCTAATGAACCTTGATATTCAATTTTTTCTAATTTAGCATATTTTTTACCTATGTCACCTAAACGATAAGATGGTTCTTGTTTCATGATATACTTTTTAAATAAAAGCATATAGTCAAGATGATTAATACCTGCTAAATTAACTGGTTGTTCTGGGAATTGAGGTGTAAAGCTAATCTTGTTTATAGGAGATAATGAGTTAGCTAATGGTTCTCCTAATACTTTTTTAATACGATAATATAAATAAGGTATATCAAAAAAACCACTATTCCAACCTGTAATAATTGTTGGGTCTAATTCATACCATTTATCTAAAAATCCACTTAACAATTCTTTTTCTGATGGGTAAGGCATAATAACTTTACCTTCAGACTCAGCTTTAGACATTTTACCTTCTTTATCTAAAACTAAACAAAAATATTTTTTAGAATTATGGTCATATAAAGCAACAGCTGTTATTTCACCTTTAGGATCTTTAATGTTTTCCTCAGTTAATGCTCCTGCTATCACACACTCTATATCTAGATAAACAATGTTGTGAGATTTAGGAGTATCATCTGTTTCATAATATTGGTCAACTAATAAACGAGTAATTTTATCTACATCTTTTTCAAAGTATTTAGGATCTTTCCAATCATCCATTTTTCTAACAGGTGATACTTTAGTACCTTCTAAAGTTTCAAATTCACCATCTTCATCAGCTACATAAAGTGTAGGCCAATGTTGAAATGATTTGAACCCAGTCCATCTATCATCTCTCAAATAGTACTGTCTTTCATCTCGATCGTAATAAACTGCTTGATACATTACTTAAATATAATAAAAAGAGCCTGGTTTCCCAAGCTCTTAATCTAAAATGAATAAAAATTATTTTTTATAAGCGGTATTTAAACCTTGCCATTGACCATCATACTGTTCTCCTACTTCATCAACTTTCCAGAAAGCAATTTGAGCGATACGAGCATTTTTTTCAATAACAATAACACTTGTTACAATCATTGTTGTATTCATAACATCACAATAAAATCCTGGATCCCACCAAGGTGATTCAATAATTGTTCCTGTGCGGTACAAAGATGAACGGTGGGTGATTTTCGCAGCAGCGTCAGCTGGTACTTTAATACCTTCATTAAATGTGACTGAATATACACCTTTTTCAAGTCTCCAACATTCTCTACCGTCTATAAGTTGAGTTGGAAGTTCATGGTAACCTGTAGCGTCAATGTGGGTTTTGTCTTTATAAACAACAGAACCAACATCAATACGTTCAATTTTACAAACTGATAGGTCAATACCAATTTGAGCACGTTTAGAGAAATCTGATTCAATAACGTGATTTGCGATTTGATTTGAATTTAATAACATTTATTTTAATTTATTTAATATTTTATCCCAAAACAAGTCTAACTTGTCTTTTCTAGCTTTACATCCACAATCATCATAACCCATTTTTTTAGCTATGAATAAAGCAATTCGGTGGCCTTGTCCAAAAGTAATCACACGAATTAATATTTCAACAAAACCACCTAGCTTCATTAGATTTTTCCGTATTGGATTTGAATTACTTTAGCACCACGAGATTCTACAACACGTCTTGCATCTTGTTCACTCTCAGCTTGAACATGAGTTTTTGTAGTTGAAATACTATTTCGTTCTTTAACAGTGATTGTGTATGTTCTTTTTTCCATAATTAGATCTGATGTCCTCCATTGTTAATTTTCAAGCTGTCAAAAAATTCTTTACGTGCTTGATTTTCATTTTGTAAAAATACTCCTGATGCCTTAGTAGTAACCATTGATGCACCTTGGTGTTTAACACCCCTACATGACACACATGAGTGATTGGCAACTACTGTTACAATTACACCTTTATTGTTTTCACAAATTTTATCTACTGCTTGATGAATTGCTGAAGTGAGTTGTTCTTGAATAGCTCCTCTACGACCAAAATGTTCTACAATACGGTTCAATTTAGACAAACCAATTACAGAACCATTTTCACCTACAATGTAACCAATATGAACTACACCTCCAATTGTTTGATGGTGATGAGAACACATTGATGTAAGTGGAATGTTTCGTTCAATAACAATACCATCATACCCATCACTTGGGAATGAAGTAATATCAGACATAGCTTCATAACGACCTTTCCATAAATCAAACACATAAGCTTTAGCTACACGACGAGGTGTATCTGAACTGTTTGGATCATTTCTCCAATCGCATTGTAAAGCATCTAAAAATTTACCATATGCCTCAGCAGCCTCATCTACCATTGCCCATTTTTCTTTTTCAGTAAATGGGAAACCAGGTGCGATCCCATTAGCATAACCTGTTTTTACACACTCTAAATCGAGTGTAAATGTTTTTTTATTTTCCATAACGTATGTTGTAATATAATAATAATTTTTTTAATAAACAAATCAAATAGAATAAACGTTTGATAAGTTTCTATGATGTCCATTTTCATCATCTAACCCATAACCTACTAACCATTCTTCATCAACATCAAATCCATTATAATGAATTCCATCTACTGGTAGAATTAGGCTTGGGGATGATTTTCGTTTAAATAAAGTGACCACTGAAATTGTTTTTGCTCCTTTAAAGTCCAACTCAGCAATCAAGTGTTGGATTGTTTTTCCTGAGTCAGCAAAATCATCAATAAGAAAAACATGTTTGTCTTTAATATCACATTCAATGTCTTTAGTAATTTCAATTTTACCTTGCTTTTTACCAGTATATGATTTTGCTCTAATAAAATCACACTCAACAGGAATTGTTAAGTATTTTACAAATTCAGTAAATACCATAAACCCTCCATTAAGGATCCCTACCATTATAAATTTACTATCATCTAAATAATGGGCATCATTTACTTCTTGAGCTAACTCATGAATACGATTTTCAATTTGTTTATGATGGAGATACAATTTCATATAAAACTTTTTTAATTTCTTTTACACCTTCAAATTTATGTTTACCATTTTCATCTTCAATTACTAGAGTAGGTACCCATTCAATATCATAATCCTCAGTAATTAAAACATTATCATAAGTGTTAATTAATTTAATACCTAATTCTCTTTGAAATTCAAAAACAATAGGTTTTAGTTCAGCACATTTACCGCATTCATCAGTAAAGAAAAAAGTTAATTGTGGTTTCATTTTTTATAAATATTAAAGTTTAGAATCAGGAGTTTTAAACATTCTTTTAACTTGTTCAGAAATAGGAATAGGAACACCTTCTTCATCTACACGAACAAAAGTCATATTAGTAGCTAATAAAACAACCTCATCTCCTCTAAATACATTGTATGCTCTTGCTTCTACATTAAATGTAGCAGATGTGTTTCCTATTTTAACTAATTTAGCATAGATTTTAACAAGTTGTTTTTCTTTAGCAGGTTTTTTAAATACACATTGATCCATAGCAATAGTAATCATGTTTTGACTTCTACATTTTTCCATTGCGTAGGCAGCAACCGCGGCATCTAACCAGCTGAGCAATTTGCCGCCGAATAGATTGCCGTGGAAACCTAAATCTGATTTTTTAACTGGATGTGTAGATAATAAGTCCATTAAACAGCTCTCTTTTGATCATATGAAATGATATGATCTCTACCAGTCCAATTATAACCCATTTCAAATGCTTTTTCTAATGAAATAGGATATTGTTTAATCAATTCTTCTCTATTATCACCTGCTGGCATTAACCATGTTTTGTTTTTAGGAATATTCATTTCAACCCTAAATGCCTCAATTTCATCCATTGTAGCTTGAGTACCATCATAAACTGGTTTATAATGATAATCAGTATGGTAATCTAAAGTTTTACGAATTGCTTCTTTATTTAAACGAAGTTTATTATGTTGATCGATCATTTTCTGATCCACCAACTTACCCATTGGAGTGGTAACGTCAAGGCGAGGAACAGAATTACTAAACTTTGGAGATAAAGATACCAACCCAAATGGATAATCGGTTTCAATAAAGTGACTACCTTCTGTTTCAATGGTTATACATATACCACGTTCATGAGCAAAATGAGTTAGTTCATTACATAAATCAGGAACCATTGTTGGTGAACCTCCTGTCAACATCATTTCTGTAATTTCAGGATTTTCATCATAGATTTTAATGATATCATTGAATGTGTAAATTCCTTTTTCGGGGTGGATACTTGTATACCAAGAATCACACCAACCCCCTGCTCCAAACCAACATCTGTGAGTACAACCTGTAACCCTAATAGCTACTGTTGGACGACCTTGTCTTGAACCTTCACTTTGAATACAAGTGTAAACTTCAAGTACAGGTAATTTTTTGTTATAGTCGAGAATACGACCTGGTTTTTTATTTTCCATATTAATTTTCTGTATAAATTGAACTGTTTTTATCTGCTTCCCAACACTCTACTTTTGTTACTTTTACTCGACCACCACCTTGTTTAGAAAACACATCATTGAATTTATCATAAACCAATTTAGCAGCTGACTCAGCACCAATTTTATCCATTACTCTCAAATGGCATACTGTTGGATTCATTGACTCAAACAAGTCCAAATATGGATCATCTTTTTCAATCAATAAAGTATGATCCCACATATAATCCATCCAATCTTTTAAACCATTTCCTACAGGAACAGATTTAAACCCACCATAATCTTGAATCCAATTCATTTCATCTAACTGGTTTTCTTCTAATGGTTCCACTGATTCAAACCATACTTTAAATTTTAAAGCATAGCCATGTAATAATTGACAATGTGAATGCTGTGCTTTCCATTGTCTAATAGCAACTGAATAGTTGTCAAATAGTTTTGTTGATTGATACTTACCCATTAATAAATTGCATTACTTGTTCATAACTTTTAATACCTACAAATCTACGAACTTCTTGTCCGTTTTCTACAAGTATTACTGTTGGCACACTAGATACATTTGCTGATCGAGCTCTATCTATTTCATAATCAACATTAATTTTTTCAACAAACATTTGTTGAGATACTTGATCCATAATAGGACCTAAAGTTTGACATGGTACACACCATGGAGCTGAAAAATACATAATTTGTTTCATACTAGTTCTTCAATGATTCCAATAATTTCACTAATAATTAAGATAAAAACACCCAACCCAATACTATATACTAGTGCTCCATATCCAGTTAATCTAACTGCTGATTTAAGGAAACTAACTAATTGATGTTTTTTAGGATCAGGATGTTGTTGTTTTTTGTTAATGATCTTATAATGAAGATCAGGATTAATAATGCTTTCGTTTTTCATATAATTTCTTCTTCTTTAATTAACTCGGCTCCAAAATTTTCTTCTAAGAGCCGAGTTGTATTTTCTTTAAATAATGGTTTAGCTTGAGACCAATCATAAGACCATTGAATAGATCCTTTTACTAATCCTGTAAACACCTCACCATGTTGGTTAACCACAACATACATTTGTGGATAGTCTTTTGATTTTCTATACTGTCTTCGAATGCTCATCTAGTATTGAAGATACGTATTCTTTTACATATTCCCAAGCTACTGGTCCAAATTCATCAGCATATTGTACAGGGTCTTTACGACCTAGTTTAATAAATGCTTCTACTCGTTCAACAGATGATGCTGATTTGTAATCACTAAACCATTCTTCTGATTCAACTGTATCTTCTCCTTCATTATAGTAAACTTTTAATTTAATGGGTTTGTAAGATGTATTTGTTTTAGCATATACCTTGTCAAATTTCAAATGTAAATACTCACAACATCTTTCTCCATCTTTCAAAATATCAAATTTATCACCTAACAAGTAAGGAGTATAAAGATATACTTTTTCAGAACCCCAGTTACCTAATTTAAAGGCCTCAAAATCAGCATCTCTAAATTCTTGTCTACAGTCAGGATAAATTGAATGATCACCAGCATGGATTCCCATAGCAATAGCACATTTTTTACCTGTTTGTTCTGTAATTGATAAGGCAGCTGCTTGAATAATTGAACTAAAGATTTTGTTACGATTAGGAACAACTGTTGCTTTCATATTTTCCTCAGCGTAATGACCTTCAGGAACATCATCTCCGCCTTTTACAAGTGCTGAATTGAGTAATTTGTCAAGTCCTTTTAAAGTAATTACCTGATGTTTTACTTTAGCATAGTATTGTTCATCCTCATAACGAGAATGAGCATTTAAATACTTTACTAATTCCTTAGCTCGTTGTAGTTCAATATTATGTTTTTGCCCATAATCAAAGGATAGTGCTGTAACTTCATAGCCATCGGCGAGTAGATGAAGCAGCAAGGTGGAGCTATCCATACCTCCACTTAATGATAATACTGCTTGTTTTGTCATTAGAATGATATTGTTGAAAGTGTTCTAATAGATAGATCAGACATTTCGTAATCAGCTAAATCTTTGTCTCTAGCTACTTGGAAATCTACTGATTGTCCGTTTTTAGTTTCTACCCAAAGTTCTTTAATGAATTCGGTCTTTGTGATTTTGTCATCTTTGTCTCTTGTGACTTTGAAAACTGCTACTTTATTTTGCATAATTGTATTGTTTGTTAGGTTATAAATTCCTGTTGTTAATGTACTAGAGGTTGTTATAGTTCCAGAACCAGACAATCTAAGATCACCACTGGTTGTTGGAATGTATGGTGTTGTTCCTGTATATCTAAGTGGTTCCATATTATAATCTTGTTTTATTAGCAAATCTACGTAAAAGTTCTACATTAGCCAAGCTTAAGCGATGTCTATTTTCCCATAGAGCGTCTAATGTTTTTTTAATTTCTGTTTCCCAAGCGGAATTAATTTCCATCATTGGTTTAGAAGGGGAGTGTTTCGTATTCATCATTTGTTTTATTAAAATATTCATCTAACCATGTTTTAGGATACATTAAAATGTTTCCTTTATATTTTGGATTTGATACCTGCTTGGTATCAATTTTGATTTTATCAGCATTAGCAGCCGCTGCTACTTGTTTACCTAACTCTGGACCAGCTGGTTTTTTTAGGTAATCATAAAGAGAGATCATTTCAATTTCCATAACTTTATTTTTTTATATATATTTTTTCTTTAGTTCCTGCTGTTTGATCATACCACTGTTCCTTATTCATATCATACCATCTGTAAGGTAATTCAGGATCATCATTCCAACCATGAGCACCATAATAAATAGCATCTTTTCTTAATAAATTTGCTCTATGTGACTTATGAAAATCATCATCTCCAAACCAAGAAGGCATAGTAATTTTTTCTTCAATTACTTCTTTTTTCATGGTATTGTTTTTACCTCTTGCAACCCAAACGTCTATAGAGTCGTTTAAATATTTTTTTAACGCGGGTATGTTATCTCTAAACATCTGGCTTATAGGGTGGTTTATGCGGCCTTTAGAATATGGTTTACCGGTTAATGTTGGTCTACCTTCTAGACCAGCTATTAATTGATAAGTTTCTACTCTTTGTTTACCTAAACGTTTGTCATCTAGAGATTCAAGTGACTTTTTAAAATCTGGATATGGTAAAAATACTTGCATTATTTTAATAGTTTTCTAAACATTCTTAAATTCCAATCAAGTAAGTTATAATCTATATCTGTGTTATAAAAATTATCATTCATATTTGATTTTGGTTTTTCAGTTAAACCATTTCTACCATATTGAATGCCATCTAAAGTTGCCATAATGGGGTTTGATGTATCAATAGTTTCAATAAAAGGCATATCTTTATACCAACTAAATTCTTGAGGTACTTGACATCCTAGTAAATGTACTCTATCTTTATCAGCAATTAATCCTATATGATACATTCTACCTATTACCTCAATCCTACCTAATGCTTTAGCTATATTTTCATTAGGATGATTAGAATGATCTAAATAATACTCAGCTCCATAAGAAAATGCAATCTTTTTATAACCTAAGTCTTTGTATGTTTGATAACACAAAACAGCATCTAAAAAGTTTTGAGCTTGAACAACTGCTATTTTAGTAACACCTTTAGGCAATTCAATTTTAGCCCATTTTCTAGCATTAACAATAGAAGCAGTTGTATCTTGCCAAACATCAGGCACAATAAATTCATTTGGTTTTAATTCATCAATCCAATACAACAAACGATCTTCACCATATGCTACTCCTAACTCATGTAATGAGTTATCCATAATATTATAAATGCCTTGTTGTTTTACTTTATAAAAAAAGTCTTTATAATCCTCATCTTTATCTAATAGGTGAGGTAGGCAATACTGGTAGTCATTAAAATCTAGGCTGTCTTCTAATAGACAAATAGGTACTTCATGTGATATCTTCATATAACTTGTTTTTTAGGTCTTCCACGTCGTTTAGGAGCTACTCTCCTAACATTGTATTTTGTATTAGCATAAATATAATAATCTTTTATAGATAAGCCAAATGATTTAATTTCTTCTTCAACCTTTATTTTATCAACTTCAAAATGATCATAAATAGCATCTACAAAATTGTTTAATTTATCATCATCATCTTGATAATGGTCTTTCATTAAACGTTCATATTTACTTAATAACAACCCACCACGTTTAGCTCTTTCAAAATCTTCTAAACCAGCATTATCATTGTCATACTTTTCCCATAAGGCGGATTGAGCCATCCAAAAATATGGAGATGGGTCAAAATCACCATTATTTATTCTTTTTTCAATATGGGCAGATTTAGGTAATGTTTTAGGAATATTATAATTCCTCCACCATCTGAATGGACTATAATTTAATTTTTGTAATCCTTTTAAATGTTTTTGAATAACTTCTCTTGAATGCATATTAAAAACTTATTTTCTTATAACCTTTATTATGCTATTAATATAGCATTAAACTTCAACTAAGCCAAACAGGAGATTAAAAATATGTAATAGTATCGTCTTTTTTATTTTTTATTGATTTTTCATAGGCTTTTATCCTATCAATTTCTTCATCAATTTTTCTTTTTTTACTAAAAAAGTCATCATAACCATCATTTATTTCATTAATCTTATCTAAAGATTTAATAAATTCTTCATTAATGTCATTTACAGGAGCATCAGGTGTTTCACCATATATGTTTTGTTTATATTCTGGTTCTGAGGTTTTATTAGAGTTTGTCAAATTGGTTTCTTCAATTTTGTCTTCTAAATCATCAAATGCATCAACTACTTTTCTCATGTCCTCTACTTTTTCTTCTAATGGTGTTTCTTTACGTTTAGTAAGTTGGGCAAAAGCAAAGTTAGCGGCTACCACTAAAGCAATAGCTAATGGATCAAATACAAATATAATAACTAATATATACCAGTTAATGATTCGGTCCATAGCTATTCCTGTAAGTGAGCTTAAATACTTTAAAGGACCTAATTCACTTTCTCCAACTGCTGTAGTTTTAATTTCTAGCATTTTAGTTTCTAAAGCAAATATAGAGTCATTTACAATATCTAATTTAGTAGATAATTTTTCATCTGATTTAGATGCGTTTTCTATCTGTTTAATAGAGGCATTGTTTGATCTTACTACTAGATTACCTTTACGGTCTGTAAATTGAGTTGTAGTACCTTTAGATAAAGTACCTTTTAATTCTGATAAAGATTGTTTTTCTTGTAAAATACCATTTCTAGTATTTTCATACAACTTCTTTTTTGTTTCTAAAGATGCTACTTTAGAGTCAATAATAGAAGTTTGGTCTGCTGTTTTCTGATAAGCTGAAGATAAATAACCATAGATACCTGCTGATGTAATTAAGATTAATACTATAGCAGCTATAGTTAAATATGTTCTTAATATTTTATTTAATTTGTCCCAATATTGGTATAATAAAGAAGCAATTACCAGTTTTGCTACTTCTAAAGAAGCGGCCATAATCATTACAGCAGTACTAGCCCCAGCAAATAACATGCTGAGACCAGTAACACTATAAACCGCCGCGGAAGCACTTACAGATAGTGCGGAAAGCGCAATTATAAAAGGAAATATTTTTTCTTTAATATTTTTAAACATAATTTTAAAAATTAAGCTGGTGAGAGCTTATTTGCTCTCACCTGTGCTTTTTTTCTTTTTGTAATACTTACGCTTTGTTTTTGGTTTTGAAACAGGAGCTTCTTGATTAGCTACCATTTCTTGAACAGTTAGTTTTGTTTCTACAGGAGCAGGAACTTCAACTACTTCATTTTTACCAAAAATCAAATTTCTTAGTTTTTGTATAATGTTCATAAGTATAAATATTAAATTACCTCACAAGCTCCACCGGCGCAAGCTGCTTGATCCATTAATGCTGTGTTATCACTCATTTCAACAACTCGTGACAAATCTACTTCATGTAATGATTTTACTGCTTCATTAAACTGTTCTTCAGTAATTGTTTCAAAAGGTGCTTGTTTGTAAGTACCTAGATCTTCAGGCAAGAAAGATAATGCTGTAAAGTAATCTTTGTTTTCATACAACCATTCTCCAACTGCTGGCCATTCATCTTGCTTAATAGTTACAGTAGCGGATACGTTATGCATATTAGCACCTTTTCTATGACCTGGCTTAATCCAGTTTTTGTTAATTGTTTTAATACGCTCTAACAAATCCATGGCTGATTCTTTACGAGTAATAGCACCTTCTGGAGCACGTTGAGGAACAGAAACGATTGATTGAAGATTTGGTTTAAAGAAATCATCTTCCAACATTTCAGGATGATAAATACTTAAGTAAGTATACAATGCTTCATTTTTACCTAAGCGAATACGGCGGAGATAAAAATCATCATGCCAAGCATGAATACCTGAACTAGTACCTAATACTAATGAAGTAGTACCTGAAGGTTTAACTGTTGTTACACGAGCTGCTTTATTAATACCTAATACTTTAGCTACACGTTCATTTTCTTCAACTGCTACTTTAGCTGCTTCTTTCATATTCAATTTGAATACAGCTCCAGAAGCAATACCTGTCATTCCGATACCTAACAATGCTTCTTTTTCAGTTGTTTTTCTCCAAACATCTCTCAAATAATGGAAATCAGTATATGAAGCTTGTAATGTACCAATAAATGCAGCTGCTTTAGCTCTTGCATTATATTCTTCTTGTGTTTCAATATCTGAAGCGTTAATTTCACACAAATTACAGAATTGGTTAGCTTTCAAATTAATTTCAGCACATGGATTAGTTCCAGCGTCTTTATCATTTGTAAACAAAAATCCTGGTTCACCGCTGTTAGATGCTTCAATTTTACCCCACAAATTCATAAATGTGTCTTTATCGATCATGTTACGAAGCAATACTGCTGAGTTGTTAGCACGGCCACGTTGTGGATTATTTTCCCACCAAGGACCAAATTTACAAGTCAACATATCCTCATCATGAAGATTAAACAAAGCAATCAAAGCAGCTCTACGAATACCTCCGGACAATACAGCATCTGCTAAATGACAAATAATGTCATGACATTCTAAGGTAGTTAATTTTTCACCATCATTTTTACGGTCTAAAATAGCTTGCATATGAATCAAAGCAATTTTCAATGGTTCAGGACCAGGTGCTTTACCACCAACTGTAATCAATGAGGCACCTTTAGCTCTGATGTCTCTAAAGTCAAATAAAGGAGCAGTTGATGTTTGTCCAAAATATGCTTTAGTCAACATACGAACAGCATCAGCCCATCCTTCAATAGAATCACCTACTAGATAACGCTTTGATTTCAAAGGTTTTCTAATTTCGGGTAGTTGTTCAACATGATGAGTTTGAACAGAATATCCTACTCCACAACCTGATAACAACAAGAACATAATTTCAGAGAATGCTCTGTAGTCATCAATTGGTAAGTAAGAACAGTTAAAAATACGAGCGTTGTTTATTTCAATAGGCTTACCAGCAAATTGCATTGAACGCATTGATGGTAATACTTTCTTGTCATAAACATACTTGTACGCGGCTTCAATTTCTTCAGCCAAATGTGGAAACTTTTTTAAGTGCATTTCCTTGTTTCGAGTTACTAGCTCGTCCCATGTTTCTCTCCTGTTTTTTTCAGGTACGAACTTAGCGTATTTGAGATGGGTAGTAATTTCAGACAAAATTTGTGATTCTGTAGTTAGCATTTGTTTTTTAATAATTTAGTTAGATAGTTCGAAAAATCGTTGTTTAATAAGTGCCTTGTCTGATGAATCTATACCTCCAAAAGTAGTAGATTTAGTTGGTGTTGATGATGTTTCTTCGTCTTCCTCTAAATAGGATGATACCTCAAAATGCCCTGTAGAGGTATCTACTTTGACAGAATAGGTCATACCGTCCATTCCGTATCGATTTTTCATAATGTGAAATCTTCCTGTCCCATTTACTTTATCTTGACGTTTCCTTGATAAGGATATAGCAACATCGGTAACCATCATTTTATCATAGCTACCCGCTGCTTTATCACCTTCAATAATATCATCTTTTGCACCAGCTCGGTTTACTTGAGACACTGACCAAATAGGTAGATTCAATTCTCTAGCAAGACCCTTAGTACTAATATAAATATCATCTATCTCATCCTTACGCTCACGATTATTCTTTTTTGAACGAAGAAGATCTACATAGTCAATAATAATTAAATCTGGTTTGAAATCTAAATCAATACATTTCTTAATATGGGATTCAATTGTTGAAATAGATGCTTTACCTGTTGGATATTCTTTGATAATTAATTGTCCTTCTAATGTATTAACAACTTCTTCAATTTTATTTTTATGTTGAGTAATATCTTGAACAGATATGTTAGTGAAAAAAGCGTCATATCTTCGTCCTACATAATCAGATCCTAACTCAAGTGTATAATGTAAAACATTATAACCTAATTTAACAGCATAGCCACCTAAAGCAACTAGTGACCAAGATTTACCACCCCCAGGACTACCAAAAATCAATCCAAAGTCTCCATTACCTAATCCACCTTGTAGTAGTTCATTAAATGATTCCCAAGGTGTAGGAACAATAGTTCTGTGATTTTCTCTATATCTAGACTCAGTATCTTTATTATACTCGTGGCCTAAATTTTTGTCTTGACCCGCTTTAAGTGCGTTATCAATCATGAACCTAATAGAGTCATAATCTCCGGCGTTTAGAAATTCTACGCTTGTTAATAACGCTTTTTTAAGCTGTTGGTTTTTACAAAATCCTGAAAATTCTTCTTCAACATACTTAAGATCTTCATCTGATGCTCTATATGCTTCCCTAAGTTGTTCTTTGATTGATACTTGTAAAACTTCATTATCAATTTTCTTTAACTCTACTTTCAATACATCCATTGAAGGTGTAGTATGGTATTTTTGATAATATTTTAAAATTTCTTTAATAATCCATTTGTGTGCTTGGTTATCAAAATATTCTTCACTTAACACATCTTGAATATTCAATAGAAATTCTTTATGTGTTAATAGTGAAGACAGTACTTTGACCTGGAATCCTGTTCCATAGGCGCTTAAATTGTTGAGTGTCATATAACTTATTTTCTAAAACTGTTTAATACTTTAAATGTGTTGTTAATTGTCAATTCTGGATCTTTCATTAATCTACCTAATCCATCTTCATTATAAAGTAACATAAATGCTTTAGTATTCAAAACTGGAGGTAATTCTTGTGTAAACTCTGTTAGATATTCTTTTTCATTATTATCTACTAATGGATTAGCTAAATCCATAATCTTGTAATTAGTTTTTAGTCTTTCAGCGTCATGTAATATCCTAGCATAAACTACATGTTCTTTAAGTTTACTTTTACAAATTTCAAGTAAATCATCAAAAGTCAAAACACGTTCTGCTAATTCAGGAAACTTTTTAGCTACACCTTTTTCACCTAAGCCTTTAATACCTTCTACTTTATCTGATTGGTCTCCTAAAAGTGTTTTATAAAGAATAAAATTCTCAGCTAAAACACTAAAATTATCTTTTACTGTTTGTTTTGTATAAAATTCTTTTTCTGATGGTCTAAATAATGTTACATCTTTATTTATCAATTGAACAAAATCTTTATCATTAGATACAATAAATACTTTAGAACCATATTTACTAGGCATTATATCACTTAAGTAAGCTATAATATCATCAGCTTCTACTTTATCTATACCAATTGTTTTTACTGGTAGGCATTTTAGATAATGAACTATTCTTACAATTTGATTAACCTTAGCGTCATGTTCATCTTCTAAAGAATCAAATACATCCCAGTTAGTAATTCTAGCTAAGTGACGACCTGATTTGTATTCAGGTACTAAGTTTTTTCTATTAACAGATGAACCAGCACCATCAAATACAACATAAACAGATGTTGGTTGAATATGATTAACTAGATAATTTAATGAACGAATAAAACCTCCTAAACCACCAACATGAGCTCCATCTTGGTTTACATTTTTCATCATTGCAAAGTTTCTAAAAAATAAATTTAATCCATCAATCAATAATACTCGCTCATGAGGATTAGTCAGTATTTCTTCTTCTTGACTAACTTTGTTTAGGAGGTTTAATAGTTCGTTCTTTTTCATCTTAAATAAAGATAACAAATAATTTCAGATAAGCCAAGCTTATTCTTCATCCATTAATTCTAGAGGAATATCTCTAGTTGATTCATTCCAGTCTGAATTATCTTCGATAACTTCAAATTTTCCATCTCCAAGAATATTTTTCCATTCATGAGAATGTGCTTTCTTGTAAGTGTCAATTTCCTTTTTATCATCTTCAATAAAACCATGAATTGTTGCAAGTACAACACTTTTTGTTTGTAATCCTGTAACGTGGTTTTTATCACATGATACTTTAGTACGAACAGCAAATTCAACCTCTTTACCATCTTTAGTTGCTTTAATTTTACTAGTACCACTATTAGTAATATTACCAAAAGTCAATACAATTGAAGCATCCAAAAACATAGTCTCACCATTTTTCATTTTCATTTTAGGTTGTGACATAATATTTTCAGCGGGAGCAACCCAAATTTTGTTAATAGCAACCATTGAGTTGGTGTAAGGTGCATTTTCTTTTCTAGATAAAGGAAAACGTTGGTTAATAAAGTTACCAAATTGTTGAGACATAGCTCCTGCATTCCACATAGGATTGTTTTTATTTGCTTCAACACTCATTTTACATGGAATTGAACCAATTGAATCCCAGAAGAAACACAAATCATAAGGCAAATTACCTTTTTTCTGTTCATCCAACAAATCAGCAATAAACTCAGCTACATCTTCAATAGTGCCCAAAGTAGTTCTGTCACGATAAATGAAGAAACCATTATGGTCAACTACTTCTCCTGTAACTTCATCAACTACATCATCAAGTTGGAAACCCATTGTACGAGCGTGTTCCCATGACCATTTCATTTCTGTAATAATGAATACAGGTAAAATATTCATTTTTTGAGCGCTGATTGCTAACTCAAGTAATGCTGTTGTTTTACCTGTATTACTATGACCTCTTAATAATGTGATGTGACCTACTGGAGCGCCTGTAACTGAAATTGAATTTTGTAATGCTTTTGAAAATGGAATCCATTTTTGTTCTTTGAATTTAACATTTCCATTAAGCAATTTTTTCTCTTTGAACTTCTCTAAGCTAAAGTTAGCTTTAAGTTCAGCTGAGACAGCTTCCGTTAGCGAATCGCTTTTTTTAGGTTTTGGCATAAATAACTTTTATTGTTTTTTTAATTAGAAAGGCAAATCGTTGTCCTCATCTTCGTCAAACAAAGCATCAAATTTTTCAGCTTTGTTAGCTTTAGTAGCTAATGGTGTTTTCAAAGCATAAGCTTTAACCGGAGCTACTTCTACTGGTGTTTCTTCTACATCCTCATCAACATCACCTTCTGCTTCTTCTGGTGCCAACCAATTTTGCAATACTTCCTTAATTGCTTCAAAATCCATTTTACGTTGAATTTCTAACAATACAGGTTGTTCATTAAGGAATGTTTTAATCAAAGAAGCATCATCACTCAAGGCAGTTGTTTTAGGTTTAATCCTGATTGATGATTTAAGACCTTGTCTTCCACCGATGTCGCCTTTAACTACATCTACTGTGAAGTCTCTACCTTCATGAATGTCGGTGTAGTCTCCATAATCCTCATCTTCAGCAATACCTAAAAGCTGCATGTAAATTTCTTTACCAAATTCCCAAAGACGTACTCCTTTTTCTTCTTCACCTCTAACAATTACAGGAGCAAAAACTCGCATTTTAGGATCTAACTTTTTAGCTAGAACCCAATTGTCCTTTTCATTAGTTTTTCTTAGTTGTGAAGCAAATTCTACGATTGGGTCTTTTTCACCCCAGTTAGTTAAGGCGTAGATAGGGAATTTTGAAAATCCATAGTGTACAAAAACCTCTTGAAATGGGTTTTGTGGATTCAATTTTGAAGGAACAATACGAATTTGGTACTTTCCTTCTTCTTTTGGTTTCCAGTAAACTTTTGAGTAATCAATTTTTTCTTTCTTGCCTGGTGTGTTCGTCGACTGTAATGTGTTTAGTCGCTGTTTGATAGCATTAATGTCCATGATTTTTTATTTATTTGTTTAATGTCGGAAATATAAGAACGAGGTGTTGTATAACCAAGTTAAGGTGAGCCCTCTTTTGAAGGGCTCTTATTATTTTTAATTTACTTTTGTAAAATATCCTTTAGAATACAAAGCATCAACCCATTTTTTAGGCATAGAGACTATAGCTTCGTCGGCAATTGGTCCTAACGCTTTTATGAATTCTTCTGGTCTGTTTATATTTTTTAAAGTGTACTCTTTACCCTCAAATTCTTTAAATTCATTGGGCAATACTTCAAAAACATCTCCAACTTGTGGTTGAATTTTTCTATCGTAGAATGCAGAAATTGCACTTTTTAAATACTGCATTATTTTAGAGTCTGGGGATTTTGTTACTTTGAACTTATCTCCTATTTCAAAATTAGATATTGAATTTTCATTTAAACGAGATTGAGTAGTAATTTTGTTTTCTACTAACCATTGTTTAGCATTAAAGTTATCTGCTTTTCTCATGTGATTATAAATATTTAAAGTTCAACAATCTTATAAACTTTTGTATTCAATTGTTTCAACTCATTATGGTTGGTTAACAAAATACAGTTTTTATAGTGTTGCCAGTTTACACGGTAAGATGGATCAACCACACCACCGTTCAATTTTTTAATCAAATCATTCAAAGCATTAATTGTATATAAGGTATTTGTTTCTTTTTTCCTATGAACCAAAATAGTGTTCATTGGAATACCTTCTACATTGCCTTGTTCAACATTGTATGTGACAACATATTCATCTGTGCTCTTAACATAAAGCACAAACATTTTATTATACATTATAGTATATGCCCTTGTTAATTCGCTTATTAAACTTTCCAAGTTTTCTAAGGGCGTAAAAGTGCAAAACAGTTTATTATTCAAATCTATTGTATTAAAGGGTTCAAAATCGTATCCCTCATACATATAGTCATTCTCCTGTAAAATCATATGTTTTTCCATAACTTGTTTTTGTTTGTAATTTATATTTATCAAATATTTGTTTTATTTCATTTTCTATGCTCTCTTCCCCCTCACCTAACTCAAATAAGAAACTATCATAAGTGTAAAGCACAATCTTAGTTTTCCTACCCTTCAACAACTTATGTATATCCATCAATATATAAGTGTTCATAGCACTCTCCACATTCTGCAACATATAGTTAAAAAGTTTCTGTGGATTCATATTTTCCAGCTCACTTTTTTTAAGACAATAACCTGAAACCGGTATAGTAACTTGACCGGAGTTATTGAATGCCTCCCAGTTATTGTCAATAAATTTCTTTACTTGTTGAAAAAATTCAAGGTGTTCATACTCTTTAAATATGCCTCCGTATAGTTGCTTAAACGTGATTTCTTTTGCTTCTTTATAACTCGTACCGTAGAGGTTTGCGAAGGCTTGGTGAACATCCACATCGCCAAAATCGTAGGCAAGCAAGCGACCAACAATATTAGGATGGTATGCACTAATATCGAACTCCACAAACCCATGACTCGATATGAAGCTTCTCCTTGAGCCATTTTCTTTGTTTATTGCTGCGAAATTAACGCCATTAAAAGAGTTACTTGGTCTACGTGTTGTTGTAGCCAAATTGTAACTTGTGTAAATCCGATCATCTTGGATTGAATAAAATTCATTATTGAGTTCATAGTGTTTATCAAATTCATATTTGTTTATTTTTAATCCGTTTTTTTCAATTCCAAAAAATGCTAATACTACCTTATTGTTATAAAAATCAAAATATGGTGGTAATTCCTTTGGTATTACACTACGAACTTGATTATAAATATGTTCACATTTTTCGTAGTGCTTGCTTAGTGGTATTAGTTTATTTACCTTTGGATAATTCTTTTGGTAGTTATAAAAATGATTATGGGCCGAAGTATCGGATTGTATATACGTAGGATTGAGTATGGAAAGGTCGAGCAAGCTTTTAATTTGAAAATAATATAAAGCTGTTTTCTTATCACGTACCCATACTTTATTTATCTTACGTAATAAACCGTCTATAGCCGTCTTATTAACACTAAATGTCTCACTATGGTCAATACATAACATATAACCTTTAGTGTCGTTAAACGGTCTAATATACACTAAAGACAACCCATTTAAAGCAGGGTGAATACTATCATGATAAGGAATTATTTCAACGAATGCCTCTTGTATTGTTTTATGAGTTAAATACTCTAGTGCTTCTTCTGTTTCTATTATCCAAAACATAACCTTTATTTGTGTTATTAATATAACATTATAAGATTATGAGGCCAAATTTATTGATAATATTTGGTCCAATCAAATTTTAAGTAATCAGACAATCTTGGAAGTTTTAAACGTGATGAAGTTAACTCAGTATTTTTCTTATTTACTGTCGCTACTTGTTCTTTAGTACCTGTTAATTGCCAATCTAAGTAAAATGGAAAATATAATGACCATTGAATATTAGGATCTTTTGAAGCTAATTGATCAAATGTATTTTTATTTATTTCAACATATTGAACCTCATTTGTTTTTTTACAAAAATATCTTTGGAATACTCCGTTTTGATAATCTTGTTGTGTAGGTTGGGTTGGGTTGTAATAAGGTAAGAATTTAACTGATGGATTATATTTTGGATACTCTCTATAGTTAAAATCATTTGGGTATGAAAAATTAGCAAACCCTTCATTAGTACTAATTGAGTATCCTGGAGGCGAATTGAATGTGTTTTTTGATGGATATAATGTAGGTGTTTCTAATGTTAATTCAATATTAGGTAAATCTTGAGGTGTTTTACCGGAAAAATATTGTCCATTAGATAATTTGTAATAATATCCAATATAAGATTCACCTGTTGACTTATCATAAAGTTCAAACCCATTAGTATATAGGTTAGTAGTTATTTGGGATAAAGGATAATAAGCCATGTTTTTTATAATTATTATTCAACTACTCTAATTATTCCACCAATACCATTTAAATATTTCTTAGCATAAGCTTCAGTTCTTTTAGCTTGGTATTTAACACTACCTCCTTGATTTACTCCATAATTGCCATCTATAGATTCAAACCCATTATTGTCTGTTACTCCAGCTATTGAAATGTGACTACAGTTATAAAAAACCATATCACCTGGTTTAATTATAGTTTTTCCAGGTATATAAGCTTCAGCATAACCTAATTTTCTCATGTTAGCAAAGGTTGTAGGACAATGTCCTGTTAAAGGCATATTATTAGGATTAAAACTTTTAAAGGTGTTTTGGAATATGCTTTGAATTTTAGCATTTTTAGCTCCTACTTCTTGGTATGCTTCTTTCCATACTAAATCAACAAAATAGTTACACCAAGCATTACCGCTTCTCCATCCTACAGATTGCATTTTAGATTGGAAATTAGCGTTTACAAATCCTTTATCACCATCTAAAGCTACTTGTCCTATATAAGATCTAGCTATTCTTACTATAGCGTTTCTAATGTCCGAAAGTTTAGGGTCATTAGTATAAGATAATGGAGTTTGAATTGGTTCTTGTCTTCTTGTTTTTTGGCTTGGATTAGGTTTTACATATTTTGTTCCTATTGGGTATTTAGGAATAGCAACTGATGTGATGTTTGTTACCCAAATATTATTTTGAATAGAATGAGATATATTCATAATAACAAACTCCATAGAATCAGGATAATTTTCTGGTAAGAATTTAGAATCAATAAAGAATTTGTTATAAATTTTCATACCTGATAACCCATCCATAGTTAGGGTTAAGTTAAAAGGTAAAAACCCACTATTAGGAGATGCCGCGTAAGGATTATCTATATTTCTAGCAGAGGTAGTAGATTGTTTTTGATCATATTCTAAAAGTTGTCTTTGAGTACTTGTAAAATTAGTAAAAGCATCTTCATTCCAGGTAGGTAAAACTTCACTAGGACCAGTATTAGAAGTTGAAACAGTTATTGTAGATAAAAAAGTATAAAAAGCATCAACAGCTTCTTGATAAGTATCTACAATTTCTTTATTTTCTTTTTCACTATTTAATTTTGTTGAAGTTGGACTAGATATAATTGGTTTAATTCTATCTTGTGTTCCTTTAGTTAAATTCGAAATAGCAATAGCATCTGTTCCTGTAACATAACCCGCGGATGTAGCTCCTATAGTAATCATATTAGCTAAATCAGGAGTTATTTCTGTTTTAAGTTGCATATCTCTAATAAAACTTCCTCCTACTATTGATCCAGACACAGTTTCTAAACCATAAACATTAAATTGAGTTGAATTTTTATTTATAATTAAAGATTCTCTATCAGGTAAAGCGGTTTTATCTATAAAAATTATAGTATTAGTGTTGTAATCTAATTTAGGAGTAATACTATTAAAATTACCTGTTGATTTGCAAAAACCATTCATTAAACTATTTAATAAAGAAACAATAGAAACTCTACCATCTTTATCTTTTAAATCTTCTAATAATTGTAATATAAAAACCATGTTAAAATAACAAAACATTAGTTTTCCATATTGGTTTTCACCTTGTTTAACTATAAAATCAGAAATACTAGGGTAAATTATTCTTCCTTCTGTTTCTTTTTTAAAGGCACATATTCTAGGGTCTGAAGGTATTTGTCTAGGAGGGGAGTAAATTAATATTTTGTCACTATTTGTATCTCCTACTTTTATTATTTTTTCATTTCCATTTTCTATTACAGGAATTGCTATATCTTCTAGTAATTTTAAAAAGGTACCAAACCTAACAAAATATTGAGTTTGTCCGGATGTGTATTTTTGAGAAAAATAATCAACAAAAGATGATCCTTCTAAAGAATAAGTATTTAATCCTCCATTAGCTTTAGTAAAAAGACCATCAAACGGAATTAATTTTTGAATTTCAGCAAATTTAGCTCCTATAGTACTACTTTGAGCAAATGCTACTATAGTTTCTTCTGCTGTTTTAGAAGCATTAGGAGCATTTTCTGTTGTGGTAGCAGTAGTAGGAAGAGCTCCAGGAAGAAGAATATTTGTTTTTAAGGCTTCAATAACATCCCCTGCACTTCTTAATATTATTGTTATAGTATAAGAACCATCTCTATTAAATACCCAACTATAATTTACTACTTTACCTATTAAAGCATCATAATTACCATTAGTATACTTTTGTTGAATTGATACAGCGGTTAATAAATTATTGTAAGTCACTACATCTGTACCTAATTCTGTTTTTATATAACCAAAATTATATTTTTTACTTAAAAAAGAATCAGCTAAACTAGTTATATTATCTGTTGTATAGACTCCATCATTATTAAAGTATGAGGTATTACCCCATTCTAAAAGCATTGTATAACCTATTCTTAAATATAAAGTACTAATTATATCAAATTGATTTTTATTATTTGCTTTAATTTGAACAGTACCAGTTCTTAAAGAACCCATAGTTTCACTTCTAACATCAGCAGATATAATACCTGGCATAGGTTGAAGTCCCCATTCTGTGCCTCCTAAACCATATGCTCCCATATTAACAGAAGCATTTCTTGTATCTATACCTGATCGTTGGAAGTTTTCAATTCCTGGATTAGTGGTTGGTATTTCATCTGTTACACCATTAAATAAAACATATTTTTCGGCTAATTGTTTTCCTTCTGTAAATCCACCACCAAAACTACCTGTAAGGTTTATTATGTCAGCAGATGATACTAGTTTAACAAAACTTGTTTTACTATTTTCCCAAACAATTTGTTCAGGAGATTTATTAACAGAACCTAAGATTCTTTGTCTTGTGTTAATTTGTTCATTAACAAATGGATCAAAACCTTCCCCTATTATATTTGACATAATTAAGAATTTATTGTGTTAAAAGCGCTTACTATTCCAGCATAAAAAGCAGGTATTCTAATTTGTAATCCTTCAGGTATAACTAAAGAATTTTGAGGTAATTGGTCTGTGTTTGCTATAGATATAACCCACCATAAAGAACTATTTTTGTAATATTGTTGAGCTAAAACATCAAATCTATCTCCTTGAACACTATAAACATAGATATCATCAGAAGTAATAGGTACTTCAGGATAACGAGAAGTAACATATACTAGTTTTTTATCAATTTTAGTTTTAGGTATGTTTTGATATCTATTCATTTTTAAGCGTTTCTAGGTTGAGGCACAGCAGGTGTACCATAAGTAGTTAAAGCTAAAGGATCAGAAGCATCAGCTAAAGATATAAACCTTTGAGCCCCATATCCATTAGTAAACCCATAATCATCATTTGTATCTTGAGTACCCTGATTATTAGTAAATGTAAGATATTGTTTAGAAGGTATAAAATCTTGAATTGGTATAAAATTAAAAGATGATACTCTTATTATGTGAGGTAATTGTTTCACTGTCTCATCTACCCCTCCAGCGGTATTTATTCCTATTTCCCAAGGTGAATCTTCTTGAATATCATAAGTTAAACCTGTTATAATACCTGGTTGTTCATAAACATATCCTCCAACGGTTAATTGAGCTATATTACCTCTCATATATCCTTGAGGACTATAGTCAGGAGCTAAAGTAGATGCTAAGTAGTTTAACTTTTTATACATTGGAATAAGCTCTTCTTTTGATTGAGCCGCTACTGTCCAAGATAATGACATTTGTCTAGTAAAACCATTATAGGTGTAAAAGTTTTCTCCTCTACCTAAATATTTAAACGATGTCCAATCCGCTTGATAAGCATCAGACATTCCTCCTAAAAATGCTCTAAAATGTAAAAATGTTTTAAATGTAGGAGCACTATTATCAATAATAGCTATTCTAAAATCAACTAAATCAGTTAATTGAGAATCTTTACTAACTTGTTCACTTCTATATATTGGTACAGAATTTATTCTGTCTAAACCTGAAGGAGATGAACCTAATCCAGGGATTGTTGTTGGTGTGTAAACTGTGCCTCCATTAACATATCTAACTCCATTGTCATAATTAGCGTAACTTTTACCTGCTCTTTGACCAGGGAATCCTAAGTTGGTTCTTTTTTCGTAGTTATTTGTAGTATAGTCTGGGGCTTCAGGTGTAGCTCCACTTTCAGTTGATGTTCTTCCATCTTGTTTTAGATTACCTGTTTGTTTTCTTAATAGTTTTCTAAAATCTTGTATATTAGGAGAAGCTATACCTCCCTCATTATTTGGGGAATTTTGAGCAGGTTGTTGAATTAAAGCAGAAAGAGGAGAAACAGAACTAAAAGGTCCAAAAGGATCAAAAGAAACAGGATCAAATGAAGTTAAGGTAGACTCAAAAGGAGTATTAACTAAAGTAGAATTATAGACCCAAGTGTTGTTAGCAAAAGAAGAATTTTTACTAGGTTGTGATAAAAATGTTTTTGATGTTTTAGAATATCTTATACCTGTGTTTCCTACTCCTAATATAGAACCTGGTCCTCCAGTATATGTTAATACATTAATACCATTATTAAGCGTTATACCATTTCTTACTATGGGTTGTTGTTCAATATTCGCTTCTAGTAAATTAATTAATCGGTTTACATCTTTTTTAGGATTAGTTGCTGTAGGTGTTACTCTAACACTATATAAATTTTCATTATTAGCATAAGCACCTGTATCAGCAAATGGGTTTAAACCTTGTTTAACTAAATGACCACCAAAAGCTACTACACCCGCTTCAGTTAATGTGTTTAAAGGTGAATAACTGCCTTCATTTAAAATACCACTTGTTTGTGTACGAACAGCTGTGCGAGATAATAATTGTTGTTTAGCTGTAAATAAGATACCATTTGGTGATTTAGTATCTTCAAACATTTTTGCTAAACGTTGAACATCAGCTGCTGTATCTCTTACAGCATTAATTCCACCTCTTAATAAAAAATCAGTTGTACCTATATAAGGACCTATCCTATCAGGAATGGCAGTGGTGATGTATGGTTGTCCACTATCAGCACCTCCAATCCTGTCGTTCCCATATCTTAGGGACTTAAGGTCAGTTTTTAGGTTTATTAATCCCATTAACGAGGAGGATTATCTAAATATTTGTTAGGAGTTCTACCATCTAAATCTAATTGTGATTTAGATAAACCTTCTGGGTATTTGGAAACTTTATTATATTCCAATGGCTTTTTTCCATTTAAATCCAATTGTGATTTAGCTAAACCTTCTTGATAACTAGAAACTTTATCATACTCTAATGGTTTTTTCCCATCTAAATCTAATTGAGATGTTTTTAAACCATTTACATAATTAGAAGTTCCACTATATTTTTTAGGGGTACCACCATCAACATTAGTTAATGTTGATCCTTGTGTTTGTAATTTATCTAAAAGATTCATATTCTGATTTATTATACATATTAACTTGTAACACCTTCATTTAAAGCATAAGTATTCATTGCTGTTGCTGTGTTTAATTCTGTTGTTCCTAAATATATTTTAGGTCGATTATTTGACACCATTAGAATTTTTTCAAGTAATGCTACCATCTCATCTGTTCTACCTAATTTAGTACCGCCAGCTCCTACTACTGTATCTTCAGGAAGTGATTTAATTACATAGTCTTTAACAGGGATGACACCTTCTTTAACAGCTTGTTTATCAATAATATCCCCAAGAAAACCACTCATAGCAAATCCACCTCCAGCTAAAGCAGTATTCACTACAGCTTGTTTTTCTTCTGATTTGTATTTTTTATCATAGTTTTCTGCTATAGCTTTTCTTCTTTTAAAGAAATTTTCTGCTTCTTCTAATTTAGCTAATTCTTCAGAAGATAAATCAGATTTTTTAACACCCTCTGTTTTAACTCTTTCATTAAAAGCTCCTATAATTTGTTTAGCTTCTTTTTCTTTTTGTTTTTCTAAAGCTTTTTCAAATCTTTCAGGTAATGAAAAAATAGAACCACCTTCAGATAAAGCATCAGCTAAAGCCTTTAATGATGTTGCTATTTTATCTAAAACCCCACCATTAACTAGATCAGTAAATATTTCTTTAGCTTGATCTAAAGCTAAATTAAATTTTTCTTGAGCATCTAGTCGTGTATTAGCAGATTTAATATCTGCTTCTGTTAATTTTCCTTCAGCTAATTTTTGAGCTAATCTATCTTGACCTGCTTCTTTAAACCTATTATATTGCTCTTTTTGGTTATTTAATATTAATTGTTCCTGTACAAGAACATCTGCTAATTCATCACCAGTCATTCCTACCGCTTTAGCTAATGCTCTTTGTTGTATAGGTAATAATTTCTGGAATTCTGCTAATCCTCCTATGTTTTCAAGGGCGGCTTTAGTAGCTTCAACATAATCTCCTTGTAAAGCTAAGGCTCTAGCTCTATCTAAATTTAAATCTTTACCAGTTAATAATTCAGCTTCTAATTCAGCACTAATTGATTCTTCAAAATTTAATAAAGAATCAGATATTCCTTTAGTTTTTTCTAAAGTAGTGCCTAATTTATTAGCTTCTAAAGCGGCTTCAAATAAAGCTTTAGAACTACCTTTAAAAGATATTAATAATTGACCACTAGTTTTAGAAGCTTGACTTAATATTTTTTGAGCACTAAATAAGTATTTATTTTGATTAGCATATTGAGCTACTGTTTCATAAGCATTATCTAAAGCATCTGTGTTTTTTTCATTATTTACTTCAAAAATTTTATTTAAATTACTAGCCTCATCTGATGATAATTTTAATTCTTTGGTTAAAATAATTTGAGTATCTAATGCTTCTTTAGAATAAAGATTAGATAAAGCAGATAATTCAGAAAGTTCAGATTGGGCTTGATAGATTTCTTTAGTAAGTTTAAATTGAGTCTCAAGACTACCTTTAATAGACTTAAAATAACTATCAACACCTTGGGCTTCTTCTTTAGATATTTGAAGATTTCTTGATAAAGCAGTAATTCGTTTATCTGCTTCAAACATAGCTTCTACAAAAAACTTAGCTACTTTAATTATAGAAGTAATAATAGCTAAAGGATCTATTAAGTTTTTCGCTATAGATGAACCAATACCTTTAATACCTTCATTAAATACACTAAATTTTGTTGCTCCTTCTTCAGCTGTTTTCTTTTGTACTCTAGCTAAAACAGTTTCAGAATCAATTAATCCTCCTAAAACTGGAATTTTATTAATTCCTTTAATTATAGTACCTGTAGCTCCTAATTTTTTATTAAATTGGTCTGCTAATTTAGCTTGTTCTTTTAAATCAGCAACAAACTCATTTTCATAAGCTAAAGCTTGACTTAATTGTTCATTAGCCGCTTCATCAGTAATTAATCCTGCATTTTTAGCAATATTAATTTGTTGTTGGATTGTAGCTACTTTAACTGTACGATCAAAAATTTGTTTTTCAATTTGAGCACGAGTTAAATTACCCGCTTTTAATCGTTCCTGATTACTTAGTAATGTTGTACTAGTTCTAGCTAGGTTATTAATTCCTTTAGTGATATCACCAGTAATTGTTTTACTAAAAGTAGAAGTAGTGTCAAGAGCTTCTTTGAATATATCACTAATTTGTGAGGATATATTACGCAGAGCGTCTTCAACTATTTCAGCTGTTTCTACTGCTCTTCTTCTAACGTCTTCAGGATTAAGGTCTTTAGCCATATATTATAAATATTAAAAGGCATCATTTTTTAGATGCCTTTGTAACATATGTAGGTACTTGTACTTGTTTATTTTTAGAAGCTTCTTCTTTTACACTACCTTTAGTCCAACTGTCTTCATTTGGGTTTTTATTAGACTGATCATACCAGTCCTTTAATTTATGAAAAGTATAATTTCTTAACCAAATAGGCATGTTATAAATTACATCATAACTATAACCACCTTGCCCATGAAATACTATTTCATGAATTTGATTAAATATAGATAATCTAAATTCAGAAGAATTATTAAAAGTCAGGCCAAAAAAAGTTAAGATTAATAGGAATATCAATGTCCTCCTCAACATTATTAATCATTACTTTAGCTACTAAATCAACATCAGGAGATACTGATTTAATGTATGTTCTTAAAGCTCGTGAATCTGAAGCTAGTAAATAATTATCAATAAAATCTTTAATAGCTGTTTTATCTTCTTTACCATCAATAGAAACAATCTGATATTTTAATCTTGTTGTTACATCTGTAGATGAATCTTTATTAATCTTTTTTAAACCTTCAATTTCTTGTTTAATTTTTTCCTCATCTTTTTCATTTAAAAGTTTAAATTCAACTAATGTTCCTGAATTAGGAAGGGTAAAATTAAATGTACCTTTATTAGATATTAAGGAGTCATTAAATGGTTTATTTTCTAACTTACTTAAATCAACATTATATTCTGTTCCACCATAAGAAAAAGAGTAATCCTTACCATAACCTAAAACACGAGATGCTACTAAAATAGCGTTTTTATCTCCAGTTATTAGGTCTTTAATATCAAATTTACCTAAAGTTAATGATTCTAACAACTTATCTAACACAATACCTTTTGAAATAAAGTTTTGGTTTGATAAAATGTCTTCTTCTTTAGCGGTCATGTACTTCATTTCAACCTTGCCGCTTCTTAAAATGTGGTCTGGGGGATAGACTAAACCTTTTGAGGGTAATTCTACAACTTCTGTCGGAAACTTAAATTCGCTCATAAACTTATTTTGTTATAAATATTATAGAAAAAAAGAAGCTCGCAAAAAATGCGAGCTCTTTCAATGGTAATTGTAATTTTATTAAAAATTCAACACACAGTAATCTGGTTGAACGGTCATTGTAATGTTAATAGCTGTATCTACAGTATCCCAGTTATAATCACCAAAGTTAGCATCAGTAATTAATGCACCTTTAATAATCCATTCTGATACGATATCACCTACAGGTCCTAATACATCAAATGTTAAGTCTTTCTTATAGAAATCGCTGTAACCATCACGACCTGTTACTGATTCGTGGTGTAAACGTACCCATTCCATTACCGCCTGAGCTCCTGAAGGAGTAATAGGGTCAAATAATGTAAACTGAATAGGTCCCCAAGTAGTTTTACCTTTAACAAAGCGTTGAACGTTTATATGATTTAAAGGTACAGTACCTTGAGTTAAGTTTACAGCACCAACACCTTTAATCTCATACGCAGGTATACCGTCAATATACATAATGAATCGGTTAGCCTGTTTTGGTTCAAAGGCTGTGAAAAATATTTCGTTTGGATCTAATACTGCCATTTTATTTATTTATTTGTTTTGTTATAAATATTCTGTTTTTAAA